TCCGAGATTTACCGGTGTTCCGGCAGTCCAAGTATCGGCGGCAGTACGGCGAACGATACCAGTTGTCGTCAGCCCTTCAACCGCAGCAAGATCATTTGCAAGTGCGGCTGTGATAGATCCTGATGTGGTAATTGGGCCACCAGAGAATGTAATGCCAGCCGCGGGTGCGGTCAAGTCCACAGAAGTTACTGTGCCAACATTAGTTGTGTATCCACTTGGATTGGTTGCATTGTAAGGTGTGAAGCCAAGTGCTGTTGTGATATCGGCGTCCACAACAGAGGATGTTGCAATTACGAGGCCTTTACCATTCACGGTAATCTTGCGGAACGCATCAGTCTGCGGCGATGAATTTACCGTTGCAAATGTTAGAGGTAGTGTTGTTGTTCCAGAACCTGTTGCATCGCCAGTAATGGAGATTGATTGGTTGCCAGTCAAGTACGTGTTCGTATCGAGAGACCACGTGTCGACGCCAGTTCTGCGGGCAAGGCCGGTACCAGACAAAGCCTCAAGAGCGGCTAGGTCATTTGTAAGGGAAAATACAAACGTTCCAGTTGAAGTGATTGGCCCACCAGTGATAGTAAACCCTGATGTTGGTGCAGTTGCTGCAACTGAAGTAACCCCGGCGCTTTGCCAAAACAGATTGCCAGCACCGTCGGTGGTTAAAACTTGTCCCACTGTGCCCAGGTCAGTTGGGTAGTCATTTCCCGATATTGTTACAGGATTTGCCCCGTTAGCAATTTCGTATCCTGCGGTGTCGAGATCGCCCCCGAGGCTCGGGGTAAGATCTAGTGCAAGATCCGTGTTATGCGCTAATAGGGTACTGACTTTTATTGCCATAATGAAATTATCTTACCTTTTTTGGTGTTTTCATTATTTATCACTTTAGCATTATTTCAGTTAATGCTAAAACTGCTTAATACCTGTGAGCCATTCTCGAAACAACTGTCTTGCCGGAGGAATAGAATTTCTTAACGATTGTTGGTGATCCCGGTCCGACGTAATCTGCCCTGGTCTATATCTCCAACCATAACCTAGCACAGGATTATGCCATATGCCGCAGCTTACCCCGGCATCAACTCGCATTGCCCAATCTAAGGGTGCATTTCTTCTGCAATAAGCATCCAAAGCGCGGGTTGTAATTGCCCCTTTTTTAGTAACCGTTAAGTGGTGTATGCACCCGGGATGACTAACTAAGTCCCACATAGTCTTTTGTCCAGATGTAGAAATATTAAGCTGCTGGCTGTTTATATCAATTCTGCATTCATCTGTGTATACTAGCCCTACATTATGTTCTTCGATTGCATCGAACGAAGAAATCAGTGCGCCTGGATAAACTATATCATCGGCGTCTACCCAGGCAATAAAATCTGCATCATCTCTCATGCCAAACATGACAGTATGCCAGTCTGTGCTGCACCGAACTATGCGATGTTCTATTCCCGACTCCTTTACAGACTTAATGCACTCGTCAAGTAAGTTTTCGTCTTTACCGTCCCACGGAGTTAATACAAGTCTATATGTCAAGGCACGTTCAATTATTATGGGCCTAGTTTTTCAACAGTAGCAACCGCCGATACAACAGCAGATGTACTTCCAAAAGAATAACTTGCTGCATAAACGCCCACTGATTGAGAATCACCGACGACTGCATTAAAGATATATGTGTCTGTCCATACTGCCGAAGACTGGTCTGGTGCTAATGTAAAATCACTTAGTGCCTGAAAATTACCAGGATATGCAGGAGCATAAGTAGAATATCGTGTGTTAAACATAGTTAGCGATGACGACACAGAAGATCCGTAACTAACTAAATCGTCTGGCCATGTGTCGGGCGTACTGGGATCGGGCATTACCACGGAAATAATAGATATCCTATATACACCGTCTTCATTGAACAGAATAGTCGATGTATATGAGTCCCATTGGCAATACGATGCTGTAACAAGTTCGTCGGCTGTTGCCCAAAACGTATTGACATTACCGTTAAATGTTGCTGACGTATTATCTAGCCTTACACTAAATATTGAAGCACTTCCACCAGATGGCGCTTGCCAAGTAGGCGGCTGACCGGCTCCTTGATTTGTTAACACGTCGCCTGCTATACCAGGTAAACTATTGGCTAATAACTCTGACTGCACATCTATCGTACCGGTACCTGATTTAAGTATTAACTGAAGATCACCGTCGACTATTAATGCATCACCAATATTCGACTTAACTTCGCCCGTGCCTACTGATCCTACGGACAATGTCGAGATTGAGGAATCGTAAACAAAGTCGCTATCTGTTGTAACACCTGGACCGGTTCCGTAAACTACTTCATTTAAAGGTGCTGATATTGACCCCGAGCCGCCCGGTGGTACTAAGAATTGTAATGTGTTTACACCCGACACACCTAAAAACATCCCCGGTACAGGGACCACGGAACCATCTGGCCATGCTACATTGTTAAATAATATATTCCCTGCAGCAGATGGCTCAAACTTAATATTACCGGCATCAATACCATCGGTACTAGTTCTAAATATTAAATCAGCACTACTGTTTACAGGTGTTTGTATGAGCCCTGCTGCTGACGGATCGTCCCCGACATTAACCTGTTTAGTCACATTTATTTGACCTGCTACACCGATATTAACATCGTCAGCTGGGTCACTTGCCGAGTAATATACTCTACCGTCTTGAACTTTTATTCTTTGTGCCATATATCCCACCGTTTCTTATATTTATCAGATATAAAGAAAAGAGATATCAAAATAAAACCCGCCGAAGCGGGTTTATATTTACTAAATCAATATTTCAATTTAGAAAAACTTGAGTGTCGCGCTGTCAATACCAACCTTGGACAGATAGTCAGCTGCGTTTCCGAAGCTGTTAGCTGTGTTAGTCAGCTCCAAATATCCATAACGAGTCATAAAGCTGACCACTGGCTCGAAAGTCTGTGGATCCATAACTGGACCAACGCTCATCAACGGAATGTACGGGCAGTAGTAAGCTGCGGCGTCAGTTTCGGTAGGTCCTTTGTAACCTATAAGAACTGGATCGCTGTCGCTAGCGTACTGGTTAACATACACACGCATTGTGCTGTTCAATGTACCAACAAACTTTGTGTTTGTAGGTGCTTCGAATGTACCTTCTGTGGTACGAGCAAACGATGATGTTGTTGCAGACTGAAGAATTGTCAACGCTGTTGGCGAGACAACTGCCCAGTTAGCTGCGCCACGACGTGTACGTGCAGCGATCAAGTTAGCTTGTTGGTTGATCATAATTGCAAGAGCAGCCATTTCGTCACCAACATATGTAGCTGTACCTGATACGGCAGCTTGGTTGAATGTTGTAGGAGCAACAGGTACTAGCGAACCTAGTTTGAATAACATTTCCTGGTCAATTTCAACTGTGATTTCTTGTGCAAGAGCTTGCATGATTTCAGCTTCGATGTCGATGCCGTGGATTGCGTTAGCATCCTGGGCTGCTTCGAATGTCCAACGTGCAGATAGCTTACGTGTCTTAGCTTCCACAGTCTCTTTCAAGATCTGGATGCTTAGTTTGTTACCCGGTACACCTTCAAGACGCGCTGTACTTGCTGCTGCAGGATCAGCTGCAACTTCGTTACCCGAATATGCCTTAGCAATTTCGAATGGACCAAGCGCTTCTGTACCAGCTGTAACACCAGCGGCTGTGTTTGCATAGCGAACACGTAGAGTGTGGATTTGACCGACGGGGCCTGTCATAGGCTGAACACCCATGATTTCGTTAGCGATAACGGTAGGCATGACACGACGGATCAATGGTAGCATCACTTTGTTAAGTACAGCGATATTACCGGCTTGTGTAGCACCAGCGGTTGCCGATTCAGTTAAGTGACGACGTGTATTTTCAAACACTACATCCATTGACTGGCGACGGGTTCCCGATAGGCCTTCTAATAGGGCTTCTTTTGTTGCGCCCCAGTTTGATTCAAATAGCTTTGTTGCCATTATAAGTTCTCCTAGATTACTTTCTAATTCCGGCTAAGGATAAAATTTTGCTTAATTCAGAAGAGTCGACCGACTCCTCGTCTTGAGTGACCTTCACTCGATCGCCTGTTCTGCTTGACAATGTTGCCTCGTTCAACTGTGGCTTTACAGCGACAGGTTTACGTTCAATAGCTTCATTTAGAACGCTTGGTAGATACTTGTTGTATGCACTTTGCAAATTCTTTGTCTGTACTGATTCAAGCAATTCTACCATTACTGACTTCTTGTCTTTCGACAATGGTGCAAGTAATTCACTCATTACATTTTGTCTTGCGACCATGTCTTGAGTTGCTTTCAACTTAGTATCAAGTCCTTCCATTAAGTACCTGCTTTTCTTAACAGATTCGTTAAGTGTTGCAAGTTCTGAACTCTTTGACTCTACCACTTTTTGCAGCTTCTTGATTTCGGTGCCTTCGTTTAAATACGATGTCATGAATTCTGCTGCAACGCTTTCGAAAATCTTACGACCAAAATCGTTTTCACGGGCAACACGGATGTCTTCCTTGAATTGGCCAATTTCTGAACGCAATGTTTTTTCAATGTTTGACTCGATGATACGAGCCGCACGTTTAATAAATTGTGCCTTAGTTTCCTGTAGTTTCTGCTTACCTTCGGTAACCATCTTAACTTTTTGTTCCACTAGGGACTTCTTGTCTTGACGGAACTCGCGAATTTCTTCGGCAAGTTGCTTTAATAGGAAGTTTTCAAGTTTACTGAAGTTTTCCTTCATTGCCTTCTTTTCGGCGTGAAACTCTTTCATTTCCTTAGCTACAGCTTCTGTTAGGAATGTGTTTAACATACCTGTGTGTTCAACGAGTTTGCTTTTGTAAGCAATTCGTTCTGTGACAAGCTTTCTCTTGTCTTCGGCGAATTCTTCGAGTTCGACGCGGACTTTATCGTTTAAAAAACGATCCATTGATTCTACTAATACACCTTTGTCATGCTCAAATTTACGTGCAAATTCCTCACGGAGTGTTGCAGCAACTTCTTCGCGTGCCTCAGTAATCTTAGATTCCCATAATCCAGCAATCTGGCTTCTGGTTTCCTCGGATAATCCAACGCTTTCGCTCAAGATCTCATCTAGTTTTTTTGCCATCTTGAGTTCCCCTTAAATTTTTAACTCTTGAATAAATCGTGAAAGATCTTTAACAAGCTGTTTCTGTGCTGATGCTTCTGTTAGTGCTACCCTTGCGGTTGCATGTATGCGAGAACCACCCTTCATGTTAAATAAGCTTTCATATATCGTCCTAGGAAATGCATTTGGAGCACTTGGTTGTGCAACGATGTCAACTGTAATAATCTCGAATTCCGAAACACTACCATCATCACCAACATTTCCTGAACCACGGGATGAAACCCCCAACTTTGCGCCCGACTGTAACAATGTCTTAACTATGTTTCCCATCGGTGTTGGGACAATTTTCAACTTACCGTATCCGTCTGCACCATCCATCCACATTTCTGTAATGAGGTGACTTACACGATCAAGATTAATGGAAAGCTCTTCCGGGTGGTCGAGCTCGCCCATTACTGATTGACCTGTGCCTAATTTTTCAGTTATAGTGTTAACAGCCCTAGCAATTTCACGAACAGGATAAACACGCTGGTTTTGGTTTCTTACGTCACCCTGAATAAAGATCCCTTTCATGCAGAGATCTTTACCGCCAGTCATTTTATTATCCTCTTCAAGGAGTTCAACGTGTGCTCTATCAAACGATAGATACTCGTATAGTTTATTTGCCATCTTAGCTGCTAGTCCTTAACCTGGCTTCTTAGTAAATGGTGACTTTGTAAATCCTTCACCTGCTGACTTTCCACCTGTGTACTTGGCTGTAGTATCGGCCTTAATGCCCGAATTCTTTGGGGCCACCTTTACGTTATCAGTTGGTGTGTTGTTCTTGGCTGAATCACCATGGTACTTGCCGTATTCTCCGCCTGTGGCTCTTGAACCAAGGATGTTCTTTGCAGAACCGCCGTAGTCTTTTCTGCTCGGGGCGTGAGTATACGGAGACTGGGTCTGTTCAGCACCTAGTGACGAACCTTTACCTGTCCCGACTAACTTAGCTGTACCGCGTTGACCTGTATCACCGGTTTTATTTAAAAACTGTGTTTCTTCATCAACTTTCTTGTCTTTCTTTTTGTCTTTAGCCTGTGGAGCAACTTTAAGTTTTTCGGCTTTCTTCTTTTCGTACATTGTTGCTACTACTTCGCCTACAACCTTTTCTTCTCCGCCAAAGTCTGGCATTGTATCTGCCATACCGTCGCCATTGCCTTCGAAGTCATCAGCTGGTTCTACTTCGCCGTCCATCGGATCATCCATGTGTTCCGGTTCTTGCATTTCTTCGCCCATTAACGCATCAAATTCTGCACGAAGGTCGGCTAGTTGGGACTCTAGATCATCAACTCTGTCTTCGGTGCTTCCTTCGTCGTCGGCTTCTCCGTCGTCATCGCCGAAATCACTTTCTTCGTCGTCATCGCCGGCTTCTCCGTCGTTCTCTTCATCAGATGTAATATTATCTTCGTCTGAAGAAATTTCGTCTGTAAAATCTGTATTTGGCTCACCACCAACTTCATCGGCCTCATCGAGCTCTTCGTCGTCAGCATAATCGTTGACTTCTTCGTCAACAATGCTTTCGTAAATAGCTCGTGCTTTTTCTACAATGATTTGGTGGAGAAGTTCGCTGGCCTGGTCTGAATCTTCGCTAAGAAGTAAATCCAGTACCTGTTCGAGCTTTTGTTGTTGTGACATGCGCAATCTCCCTTGATAGATTAAAATTTCTGTTATACCGCTTTTTGGTATTCTAGGTATTTAACTCAAGATGAGCATATTGATGCAGTTATGGCCATAAAAGAGGTCATTTTAACCTCTTGACATAATTAGTTTTATTTAGTGTAGTTCAATACACTATAAAAAGCTGTTTTATAGGCCGCCTTCTGGTTGTGCGGATTGGCCGTACATGTCTGGTAAAAAATCAAGGTGTTGGGCCTTATCGTACTTTTCAGCATCACGTGCTTTTCGCAATTTTTGAATGTGTACCATCGTAAGGCGTGGACGTCTTGTGTCGTCCATTTTTGCTTGGCCGAACTGGTCAGCTGCGGGATCGTAAAATTCTACCAACAAATCTTTTGCTTTCATAATCTTATTTATCCCTAACTATTCTAAAGTGGTCAGACGGACCGACATCCTCAACATCGGCTAAGTGATACCCGGGTATGCTTATTCTGCTGCCTATTCTCTTATACAAGGATGTTCGATTACCGTCTGCTTTATGTGAAGTAAAAACCATTGCGTCAGGTGAATATCTTGCCGCAAGTTCTTTCATTGATTCGATAACAAAACTAAACACTTGCAGTTCACCACCATTGCCTGATTTGCCGTATGTCGGTCCTATTGCTGACGATTTTTCAGTAAACTCTATCTCCCACGGTTCCTGTTCTACTCCGTTTAAAATCTCGGAGAACTTAGACGCATTAAATATAATTTTTCTATTATTAATTATAGCTTCGGTGGTAAAAAGATCGTTGGTTGCTCTAACTAATCGACTCTCTACGTCACTATCTAAACTTTCAATGATCTCGTTTGCTCTCATATTATGTTCCGAAACTGTCTACTTCAGAATCATTTACTTCTGGCTCGTCGGGCGACATAGAATCTCCTCCCATGCTGTCAATATCATCTTCAGGGGCCATGCCGTCAATGCCAGAAGTTGTAATACCCACATCGGATAATCCCGATGTGGCGCCGCCCATACCTGCTGCTTCGGGCTCAAAGGATTTAGTAAGTTTGCTGCGCTCCTCTTTCCACATACGCTCGTTTTCTGCCATTTGCTCTTCGGACCATCGCATATATGTTTTAAGTAAAAATCTCTTAGAAATAAAAGGCACGTCTGTTAAAGCAGTAAACGTATTGATACGTGCTGAATCTAATTCTAACTGCCTATATTCAGAGAATGACTGTGGTGGCGTAAACTCAAGTTCAAACAAGCTACTGTCAATTGTAATTCCGCGAAACTTAAGGAATAATTTAAACTCGTGGTCAATCGGCTCAACAACTTGATGTTGATAGCGAGTTACAACTTTAGCAAACCTAAATTCTTGAATAAACGCCGAGCCTACTCTACCGTCACTAACTGATGCTGTACCATCTTCCGGACCTGTGGGTAGATATGAACTAGGCACTCCAAGGGCCCGTAACATCTTATTGTTAAAGTACCTTAAGTCATCAATATCGCCAAGATTTTCACCGCCAGGCAATACTTCAACTTTGGACCCTCTGCCCTCGCTGGTAACAGCAAAGAAATAGTCCTCAAGTATAGACATAGGGTTGTACGTAGAATCGACTACGTTTGCGCCGCCACCTGTTCTGCTTGGAACACGTTTTTGCTGTACT